GCTTTTTTTAGTTGTTGGTTTTTACAAAAATTAGCAAATTCTTGTTTTACATAAGTTAAATCACTCCCATCAGATGATTTATAAGCTTCTTTTAATTGTTCTTTAATAGAAAGTTGTAATACTTCATTTTCAACTTTTTTCATTTCTACTTTAAGAACATCCATTGTAGGATTTGTGTGGTATTTTGTATAGTACTTAAGTACCTCATTTACAATCCATTTGTGTGCTGTATTTGAGAAATATTCTTCTGTTAATACATCATTTATGTTTTGCAAAAATGGTTTATCAGTTAGTAATCCTGATAGTACTTTAACTTGAAATCCTATACCATAGGATTCTATTGAATTTAGGGTCATAACTTATTTATTTTTTGCTTTATTATATCTATCAATTGTTGTCCAATTATCTCTAATCCAAAAATCTACATTTTTCAAAACGTTGCCTAATCCATCTTCATGGTACATTTTTACAAATGAAACAATATCTAATTTATATGGAGATTTTTTTATAAAATTTAATATATGTTCTTTTTCTAGGTCATCCAACATAGGATTACCTAAATTCATAATCTTTTGATTATTCTTTAATTTATCAAAATTAAATATAATTCTAGAGTATATAACATGTTTATCATATTTTGCTTCACATATTTCAAATATATCTTCTAAATTTATACTTTGATCACCAAACAATTCAGGAAACATTTTTGGTAATTTTTTTGCTCCTAAACCTTTAACACCTGCTATTTTATCAGAACCATCTCCCATTAATGACTTGTATGTCAAGAAATTAAATGGATGAATACCATATTTTTCTTTTACCGCTTTAGGAGTATAGAAATTTTTCTCCATAGCAGCATATACAGTAATGTTGTCGTCTACAAGTTGTAAAAAATCTTTATCTGAAGATACAATGTATGCTTTTGTGGTTTTGTTTTTAGTTGATTCAACACTTAAAAACGCAATTACGTCATCTGCTTCTACTTTATCTAGAGATATAATTTTAATAGGTAAGCATTTTAAATACTGAATTAATCTGCTTATTTGGTCTGATTTAGATTCATTTTCATCTTCATTATCAGTAAATATGACTTTATTTATCTGTTTAAGATTTCTGTTTGATTTATATTCGGGGACTAGGTTCTTTCTGTTTATAGTAGAACCTATCCCATCGAATATAACATAAATTGAAGTTGGTTGAATCTGTTTAACTAATGAACCTAATGACCTTAAAAATCCACCTAAACCTCCTATATGAACTCCATCTTGATTGATATAATTAAGAACAGCAAAATTTCTCAAAAACAAATTTAACCCGTCTATAATTAAAACTCTATCTTCGTTTTTTTGAGGAGTCGTTTCCTCAGTTTCTTGAATTCCTTCAAGAAGTTTAAGTAAATCTTTATGGTCCATGGTTTATTCTTCTTCGATTAACGTAATAGATTCTTTACTTTCTTCCCATTCTGAAGTATCTTCTATAAGATCTACTTCAACACTACCTAATATACTAACCCATTCGTTAGCGTATTTTTTCTTGTATTCATTAATTTCAGTTTCATTAATAAATCCATGAATAGTAGCTACTACAGTACTTTTAGTTTGTAAACCTGTAACGTGATTTTTATCGCATGCTACTTTAGTACGAACAGCAAATTCTACTTCCTTACCATTTTTAGTAGCTTTAATTTTACTTGTACCACTGTTAGTAACATTACCAAACGTTAATACAATTGTAGCATCTAAAAACATTGTCTCTCCATTTTTCATTTTCATTTTAGGTTGAGACATAATATTTTCAGCAGGTGCTACCCATATTTTATTAATAGCTACCATTGAATTAGTGTATGGAGAATTTTCTTTACGTGATAAAGGAAAACGTTGGTTAATAAAATTACCAAATTGTTGAGACATAGCTCCTGCGTTCCACATTGGATTATTTTTATTTGCTTCTACACTCATTTTACAAGGTATAGAACCAATACTATCCCAAAAGAAACACAAATCATGTGGTAAATTTCCTTTACGTTGTTCGTCTAATAAATCAGCAATAAATTCAGCTACATCTTCAATTGTGTTAAGTGAGCTTCTGTCAATATAAAGGAAAAAACCTTTATAATCAACTACATTACCATTTTCATCTAAAACATTTTCAACTTGAAAACCCATTTGTTTAGCATGTTCCCAAGACCATTTCATTTCTGTAATGATAAAAACAGGTAGTATTCCCATTTTTTGAGCATTAATAGCTAATTCCAATAACGCTGTTGTTTTACCTGTGTTACTATGTCCTCTTAATAGAGTAATATGTCCTACTGGTGCACCAGGAATCGAAATAGAGTCTTGTAATGCTTTGGAGAATGGAATCCATTTTTGTTCTTTAAATTTAACCTGTGAGTTCAGGGATTTTTTTTCCCTGAACTTATCTAGGTCGAAATTTGATTTTAACTGTGAACTAACAGCCGCTGTAAGCGATGTTGATTTTTTAGCCATAACTTATTTTAATTTTAGTCCTCGTCTTCTTCAAATAATGCATCAAACTTATCTGCTTTGGATACTTTACTTGTTGTTTTTAAGGTATAATTTGATTTTGATTCCTTTTTAGGAGCATCTTCTTCCCAAGGTAAATCAGTTTTTGAAGTTACTTCTTCTACTTCTTCTTCTTCATCTACTTCTTCAGAAGATTCTTCTGGGTTTAACCAGTTTTGTAATGTTTCTTTCATTTTGTCGAAAGTCATTTTATAAGTATTTTGAATCTCTAAGATGTCTGGTTGTTCTTCTAACCATTTCTCTACATCAGATTTACTTGTACTTAATGGAGATGTTTTTGGTTTAATACGAATTGATGATTTTAAACCTTTACGACCACCAACATCACCCATTACTGCTTCAACAGTAAAGTCACGACCTTCACTTATATCAGTGTAATCACCATAATCTTCATCATCAGCGATTCCTAATAATTGCATGTAAATTTCTTTACCAAATTCCCAAAGGCGAACACCTTTGTCTTCTTCACCCCTAACTATTACTGGAGCGAATACTCTCATTTTTGGTTCTAATTTTTTAGATAATTTCCAGTTTTCTTTGTCGTTTGTTTTTTGCAATTGCTTTGCAAATTCTACAATTGGATCTTTTACTCCCCAATTTGTAAGAGCATACATTGGAAATTTAGACATACCATAGTGTAAAAACACTTCTTTGAACGGATTGTTTTTGTCTAGTTTAGACGGAACAATTCTAATTTGGTACTTACCTTCTTGTTTTGGCTTCCATAGGTACTTTGAATAATCGACCTTTTCTTTTTTTTGCCCTGATGTCTGTAAGGCACTCAGTTTTGATTTGATAGATTTTAAATCCATGATTTTATTTTATTTTATTTGTTACTACTTAAATATACTACTTATTTTTCTATAGGCCAAATTAGCTTTAAAGCTCTCGAATGCCTTTTTTATTTGTAGTGTTATACTAGTTATATGTTATAAATATTTAAAGATCTACAATCTTAAAAATCTTAGTGTTGAGTTGTTTTACATCTCCATGTTGAGTTAATAATATACAATTTTTGTAATGTTGCCAATCAATTCGATATGTTGGATCAACTACACCACCATTTAATTTTTTAATTAAATCGTTTAATGCGTTTATTGTATATAAAGTATTTGATTCTTTTTTACGATGAACTAATATAGTATTTAAAGGAATATTATCTACATTGCCTTGCTCTACATTATAAGTGATAACATATTCATTTGTACTCTTAACAAAAAGTATAAACATTTTCTTATACATTATATTATATGTAGTTGATAAATTGTTAATCAATTCATCTATTTCATTTTGCTGGGTGAATGTAGCAAATAACCTATTGTTCATAAAATCAGTAAAAGTCCTGTCAGTTATAAAATCATACTGATTATAAATATGTGGGAGTGGTTCAAAAATGTTAGTTTCCATAATTAGTGCAAAGGTGCCATGTCACCGTAGTTTTTACCTGTTATTATTTTAATTTTTAATTTATGTTTTTTAAATGTATCTTTTATGTCTTCTAATACATTGTCTTCTTTTTTATAATCTAATAGGATAGAATCGTAAGTATAAAGTACAATTTTTGTTGATTTTCCTTTTAATAGTTTTATAATATCCCATAATATAAGAACATTATTTGAGGTCTCCAAGTTTTGAAGAGTATAATTAAAAAGCTTTTGAGGATTAATATCCTTTAAATCTTTAAATATATGTCCTGAGATTGGGCATTTTACAAATCCTGTAGAAGTATATGTATTCCATAAATCTTTTACATATTCTTGTATTAACTGTAAGTATTCTATATATTGGTATTCTTTATAAATTCCACCATATAACTGTTTAAACATTAATGTTTTAGCTTCATTTATATCAATTCCTGCTTCACGGGCAAAGTATTGGTAAGGTGTTTCATCTCCAAAATCATAATCAATCAATTGAGCAGCTAAAGTTGGATGATAAGCACTAATATCTATTTCAATAAAACAATCGTTTTCAGGTATAAACGATGCTCTACAACCATTATCCTTTGCTAAAGCAGCAAAATTAATCCCATTAAAACTATTGGATGGTCTTCCTGTTGTTGTGTATAAGTTATACTGGGTATGTATTGTACTATTTTGTATAGAAAATTTATCGTTAGGTAATTCATAGTATTTATTGAATGTTTTTTCGTTTAATTTAATTCCATTTCTTTCAATAGCAAAGAACACATTGATCA